GCCGCGGTCACTCTGGCTTCGGCGTCCGCCATCTCCTTCGCGAGTAGTGGCACGACAAACATCCGATAGCCGTCTTCGAGGCCGACCTGAGAATTCTCCGGTTGGCGAATCCCTTCCTGAAATGCTGAGTAGTACTTCTTCATGCCCGGCCACGTCTCGATCGCCTGACGGAGGCGTGGCCGCAGTTCGTTCTTCTTCGCTTCCAACTGCTCGATCGCGCGCCGCTGGTCGACGATGGGCGCGACGTCTTTTCTGAGCGCCTCGATCTCCGCCTTGTGCTGCGCCGAGACTTTCGTCACCGACTGATCCGCTTGCCAGGCCGCAAGTTTCGCCGCCTGCGCTGGTGTGTACGACACGCTGCCGTCCGGATTCAGATAGTCCGGCTTGGGCATGTCGGCCGGCACATCCGTCACGACCGGCGCCGCGATCGGCTTGACCTCGCCAGCCGGCGTCACCGTCGCGCCGATCTTCTTGGCCTCCGCTTCGACCAACGCCCGGTAGCGCGGGTTGGTCATAAGCGCCGCGAACCCGCGGTCCGGATCGTGCTCGAGCACCTGAAGCATCTTGTATCGACGCTCATGCTCGGGTGAGGCAAACTCTTTGATCTTGGCGTCGAGCTCGGCCTGTTTGGCGTCGAGCTGTGCCTGCAACTTGTTGCGTGTCCGCGTCACGACCGCCTGATGCCGATGGACCGGAATGCGGCCCTTCTGGATCATCGGGTTCTTCGTGATGAGATCCGCTTCGATCTTCTTGATCTCCGCTTCGTCGTCCTCGACGTTCGCGGCCGGCTCGGCGGCCTTGACCGCCCCATCATCCGCCTGCGCGGGAGGCGTCTCGCTCTCGGTCGCAATCGCCGCCTGTTCGTCGGTGGGCTCCGCAATGCTTTCGATCGCGCCCTCGACCGCCGTGCCAATCACATCACCCACGCTCATAGTGCCTCGTTTGGTGTCGCGGGAGTCTCCGCGCTACTGCTCATTCCACTTCGCCACTTCGCCCTGACGGTGCCCAAACTCGGCCCCAGGTGTCCAGCCCGCCTCTTTGGCCGCTTTTCGGAACTCGGCCTTCGACCGGAACCGACGCGGCGTCCCGTCGGCAAAACACAACCCGTGCCGGATGGTCACATCACACTCGTCGCCAATAACGGCGGCCGTCGCGTGACGTGATGCCCCATCCTCGACCATCGGCTGAGAACACTCGGAACAGGGCGGCAGAGGATCGTAATCCCACAAGAGCGGTGTCGTCCGGGTGCCGCACGTCGCGCACACCAGGGTCCGTCGTTTATACGTGTACCGCGTAACCGCCACTGTCCCTCATTCCCTTAGACGTCCCCCACGAGATTTGGGGTCTCGGGCATGGATTGTGCATCGACCGTGACCGCCGGCAACCCCGCCGACGGCACCCCGCCCATCTGAATCCCCACGAAGACCTTCACGCCCCCGCTCTCAGGCGTCTTGGCCGGCGGGTCGACGACCGGCCCCTTCTCGGTCTTCACCTGCGAGAGCGCCCATTCGGTCGGACGCGCATCCCCTTTTTCGGCCGCCGCTTGCGCCGCCTGCCAGTGGAGTTCCGCGTACTCCGGCAACCGCTCCCTGCCTGGCCCGTGCGATCCTCGCTCCCGTCGTCTTCGTCATCGCCTCGCCCGCGTTGGCCTTCTCCAAGCACGCCTGGCATAACCCTTGCCCAGCGTGCGGCTTCGACGGATGGCAGAGTGCCTTGTGCGCGAAGCCTGGCGGGAGTTTCGCCTTCGTCACAGATGCTCTCCGCTCACCGTCCGCTTCAAGATCGGTTCCTGGATCTCAGGCGGCGTGACCGGAGCCGTCCCCGGTGGGGGCGGGAGACTGGAACCGGCGCCTGGGCCAGGCGGCGGGGGCAGCGCTTGCACACCGCTCATCTTTTGCGTGGCGTCTCGAATCATCAGCGCGGCGGCCGTAATTTCGTCCGGACTGATCTGGATGCCCGTCGCCAGCATGACCGCGACCGCGAGCGGGTTGACGAGGTCCGCCCCGCCGAACCGGTACGACACGTTCGGCTTGTCGGGCATCGGCGACGGCGGCTTCGGCACGACGAACCGTTGCGGGTCGAACCCGCTCAGCCGCCACAATTCCTTCTCAATCTCAATGCGCCGCGTGTTCGGCGAGTTCGCCATGAGATTGTACATTTTGAGCAAGTTCTGGAACCGCGCGCTCTTGTCGATCCGTTCGCTGGAGTCGGTCAGGTACGAGAACGTAAAGTCCGCGGCCCGGTGCGCCGCGTCGAGCGTGACGAGTTCTGTGGCCCCGTCCTCGCCCACAATCTCGACGTACATCGCCTGATCGAAGAACAACTGCATCAGGCCCCAGATGACTGCCGCGCCCTCCGCCACGTACCGGTTGACGCGCTCCTTCTCGTACTCGAGCCGAATCTGACTGGCGGTTTCGATCGTCTGAAGCTCGTACTTCGAGCGCGTCGTCGCCGTCGGCGACGCAATCTGATTGGACGCGAGCGCCCACGTGCGGTCCAAATCCTCCGAAATCGTCTGCTGGAACTGGAAGTTTTCTCGCGGGTAGGAGGCGCGGGCGACCTCGCCAATGACCCGATCGCCCGGGCCGTTGACCGGAATCATGTCTTGCCATTCGCCCAGTCGCAACTTGTCCGCGACTTCCGGGTCCAACCGGTTCGTGTCAAACCACCGAATCGGGATCGAGTGATCCCGCTGCCGAAGCATCTGACTGCGGGACCGGATGAGTTCGCGGACTTGTGGGCGGGCGGCTTGCGAGTCCGAAGGCGGCGTCGCCAGGTCGCTCACGTACACGAGCGTCCCGACGCGCACCGGGAGCGACCGGATGCCGATGAAGTGGCCCGGCACGCCGGGCTTGGGCGGCACCGCGGGGCTGCCAGGATTTCCAGGCGTCGGCTGTCCCGTGACCGGATCGGCGCCCGGCGGTGTCGGCGGCACGGCGGCCGTCCCCGGCGTCGGCAGAATCTCCGGCACCCACTCCTGCCAGTCCGTCGGCCCATCTTCGACCGGATCGTCGACGCCTTCGACGTACACGCATTTCGAGATGTGCTCGGGATGATGGACCGTCGGATCGTAGCGCTCCGTGTAGTACCAGATGGTCGTCGCCTTGACCGTCTCGGAGGATTCTTTGTTCTGGAGGGTCTGATCGTCGACGTTGGCCGCGAGCAGTTTGGGCCGCGTCGTCTTCGGTTCGACGTCGTCCAATTTCCCCGGCCACCGCTTCTTCGCGGACTCGAGCGTCGGATACGACTCGTACGCGAGCCACGACGCCTCTTCCCAGTTCGACCCGGTAAACTCCGAGGGCCAGAGGAGCGACGCGGTCGAGATCCGCTCCCACGTGATCCGCTGATACGTCTTGCGTTGGGTCGGCACCGCGGGCCCCGGCACCGGTGGACCCGGCATGGCGAGCGTCTGGCCGGGCACCGTCGGATGCGGCACGTGGATCGCCGGCCCCGGCACCGGCGGCCCCGGCACCGGAAACTGCTCCGTGCGGACCTCAATCCCGATGACTGAGGCCATCAAGCCCGACGCGTTGATGACGTCGGCTAAGACTTCATCCAGCATGTACGACGCTTTGCACTGCTTCGTGAGCACGTCGTTGACGGCCGTCGTCACGACATCCTCAATACCCTGCCATTCTGGCCGCGTAGCCTCCGCCACCACCTTCGGCGTATTGAACGAGAGCTGCGCCGTCTTCTGCTTGGTCCGCGACCAATCCTCCGGCACCGCGATGCGATCCTGCGTCTGGTCCGAGTCGCCAATCCCTCCGAACGGCTTCTGGACCCGGTAGTCGACGTTGGTCCGCCAGTGCGAGTCGAGCAGCCGCGCCCGGTTCTGCCGCGCGGCCGTGATCCACGACATCCACGGGATTTTCTTCTTGACGGGCGCCGCCTGATCGGTTGACGTCTCGTCCGCCGGATCATCCAAGGCGTTCGACGCGGCGTCTTCCGTGGGGAGCGTCCCGACCGTCTCGTCTGCCATTTACATCACTCTCCGCGTCGCTTCCGACCCCAGCCGCGTCCCGATCCGCTTGCGCTTCGCAATCTCTTTGAACATCCACGCGAGCGCCGGATCGGTCGTCTTCTCGTGCGACCGTCCAGGCCGGCTCATCACGAAGTACCGCCCACAGTCGGCGCCCTCGTCCTCGACCCCTCGGGTCACAATGTCCGCGGGATTGGCCGGATCGACCACCATCTGCGGCAGCGTCCGGATCGTCGTCGGGCACCCGTGTCTGAGGTACGCCAGCCGCGGCCGTTCCACCAGTCCATCGTTCACCGTTTCCCTGAGCCAAATGTGCAACTGCACCCAGCCGGGAATCCGCGCCTTGTCCGCCTCGACCATCCCGACGCCCGCCTCCGAGAAGTGCTCCGCGATCGATGGCCCCTCATGCTCCTGCCACATCGCCGTGTCGCCGACGGTGTACCGCACCCGGAGCCCGGCACTCATCTCCGTGAGCATTCTCGCCACGTCTCTCGGCAGCGTCTCCTTGAACACGTACTCCATGAACCCGATCGCCGACCCGTCCGTCAGACACGCGTACCACTGACACATCCCGGGGTTGCCCGCACTGGCGTACCCCCAGTCGATCACCCGCACAATCTCAATATGCTCGGCCTCCTGGATCGGGCGGCCCCGATACGTCGGCATGACGTCGACGACATGCCACGGACGCCCGTCGCCGGTCGCCTCCCGCCACTCACTGAACGCCTGCCCCTCGATCACCCACTCGCCATGCCGGAGCGCGCGTCTCAGCGCCTCGCTCGGCAACTGATTCAGGCGCTTCTCATACATCGCCTTGTCGACGTGCGGGTTGTCGTCAATCGTCGAGTGGATCGTCTCGTACTCACTGGCCACATACCCCGGCAGTTCGTCCGCCGAGACATCTTTCGCGATGAAGTACCGCCGAACCCACGCCGCCCCCGCCCCCACCGGGTTCGTGCCGCCCCGCACAATCGGGATCAACCCCGGCTTGTCGGTTCGGGCGCGACTGCTGATGAACAAAAACTGCCGGAGCGAGAACGTCGCCAACTCGTCAAAGTAGATCGCGTCAAACTGCGACGACAAATACCGGGCGATCGTCGCGTCGTCCTCGACATGCGCGAAGACGACCGTCGAGCCGTTCGGAAACCGGAGCGTGAAATTCGTCGCATGCCACGCGTCTCGGCTGAGCCCCAGCCGCTCCGCATCGAACGGCACCTCATCCAGATGGCTGAGACGCAGCTCGGGCATCGACCGCCGCAAGATCAACGCCTTGAACCGCGGCACCATCAGGCACCGCATGTACGCATCAAACCGGATCGCTTTCGACTTGCCCGACCCGGCGCCCCCCTCCATCAGGCAGTTGGGCGAGACCGACGCGTGAAACCTCGCCTGATGCTCCAGCGGCGTGTAGACCTCGTCCAGCCGCCCGTCCCGCTCAATGACGAGCCCGGCCACGCCTTAACGACCGAGGAGTGAGGCCGTCGGGCCGATCGGCGCCGGGAGTGGCGGCGCCACCGCCGGGCGTGGCGCTTTCCCCTTGATCGGCTGCATCGGCTCCTCCGCCCCGTGCGGCGCGCCGCCCGCCTTCTTGTGCTTCGGCGTGTGCATCGCCGGCGGACTGCCGTGATGGGCCGTGTGCATCGCAATCGCGATCGCCTGGTTTTCTGGATGGCCCGCGTTTCGGAGCTCGCGGATGTTCTGAGAAATCACCGACGGATGGTTGCCAGGAATGAGCGGCATAAAATGGTGTTATACTCCCTCTGGGCCAAGACTACTGGACGGCT